TCCCCAAAGTCGAATCGAGCAAACCAGTTGATTTCGTCATACAACTTAACCTTACTAGTAGTGCCAAAGATTCGATGGATCGCACGTGCCCAGTTACTAATGATCGGTGTTTCTGCATCAGTAACCAGGTACCCATTTGCCTTGTTGATGAGGACATCTTCCCGGCTCACGTTAGCTGTACGTATCTTAGACAGGTGCAACTTACGCAATTGTCGTTGAACATCAATCACAGAACGATTACTCGTCCAGGGATCGAGATATTCACGTCCAAGGAACATGACTGATTCTCCCATCCGTACCACGGACGCCTTCAGAATCAACCCCAGGGCCTTGACTATCTTCTCGTAGCTTGCAATATCAGCGTCAGGAGTGAGACCGTCATCTCCTCCATACAACCCAAGTCGCTGCCAAGCTTGCTTGCTGGAATAACCCATTTCGCGCAAAACGCAATAGGCTGCAAAAGCATTGTCAACGGAGTTGAACGCACTGGTATCGGAAGACCCAGATAGTCGAGTTTGCATGGTGTTGTATTTAACACCATGGTTTGTAACAGCATTGGCTCCATACTGCTTGCCCTGCAGACCGTCCCACTCTGCATGATATTTCTCGGCGAAAAGGCGTCGGCCAATATCGCGTTCGAAATCACAGAACTCTTGGCTATGGGTACCATCGAAAGATGAAAAATCGGTGGGCATTACGGATTCAGATGAGCTGCATACGCGGTACACAGCATCCGCAATTTCCATAGGTGTTTTGCCAAAAGCATACCACTTCTGTGGTTTCAGGACGGCCTCAACCAGAGGATAGATGAAGGTGGCATAAGCGGTTCGATGGGCTGCATTCAGGGTGGATATGTTGCGCGGTGCTTTCACGTCAGCATATGATTCCACTTTCTGAAACGACTTCACGAAGAGCTTATGGGTGTTATAACACAGCCACTGCTTCACTCGCTCCCACCCAGATCGCTGAGTGGGGCGGTTTTGACGTTTCAAGACCTCATCCAACGACCAAGGTCGCTGAGTGTGGACGAGTTTGGCCGGTACAAGCAATTGCAAGAATTCACTCCTGTATTGTCGTATTTGTCCGGTCCACTTCTTGGTGTTACTGATGGCTGTCAACCTACCAGCAACACAGGCAACGTCATTGTTGAAACTCTTTTTGGGAGCTACTCCTCCGGGACACAGTTGTGCACCAACATTCTGCATGGTTTCTTTGCCGTCTTCATGAACAAGAGGACCAGGCGCTTGAAAGTGGTGATCTGCGATGGGTTTCCCCGCAATGGTACCTGAATCACATTGCCTTCCCTTCCATTGGATGTAATCAGTAAGATCGCTGATATGATCGTAAATGAAAGGGGCATCGACGGCTGCGGAATCAAACTTTGAGTGGTTCAACACTCGTTCGACATCAGCAATCGTCGGACTCTTGGACGCACGATAGCGTGAAACTATGGAATATAACACTGACGAGGGGAGTGTTACAACTTCTGGGCGGTTCGGGGCCGAGAAGGATATCATTGGCTGGTTGTCTTCGCCTTGATACTCCATAATTTGCGTAGAAGAGAATCGGATGTTCTTGCGCTTAATCGATGGACCTGCAATGAATTGATAGGTGTGATCGACTGGTGTCAAAAGCACAAGCATCCGCTGGTCATCATCAGTTGGCCTACGTTCCACCAACCACGTGATCGAACCGAACCTATGCCATGAGACACAATGATCGGTGTCGTAATTCCAGACTTTGTGTGAATACTTAGCACCACCTTTGATGTTGGTTGTGAAGACGTCACCATCGGAAGTGTAGTACCCATCTGGGACCAAACCAGCTGGTCGCAACGGTGTGAAAGAATACAATAGAATGGGCTTTGCAAATTTCATCCAATAGTTGATATCGACATAGTAATCCACATCGATGAACTTAAGGATATGGTCTTTCCGAATTGGGTCGTTGCGGACCGGCATCGCACGATCTTTAGCAGTATAATGCTTGCGATACCCATCCAAACCAGCGTCAATATCCCTCTGCGACATTGAAACAGAGTAAGGTTTATAACCCAACTCCTGGATCAATTGATCGATATTGGCATTGGCTTGGGAACGTTGGCGCGCCGCTTCAGGATGTGAGTGGTGACCTTTCCACGATTTGAACCGTGTGAAGTCAACCTTCCGGAAGTTTCTCCTCAATTGATCGGATTTCTCACGATTGATCGAGGGACGCGTCAACAACCACGACAAAACATTAAACAAGTGGTATACCACTTGGATAATGGCAATCGCTGCGAGAGGCGCTACATGGTCGAGGGCAATCGTAATCGCCAAAGTTACCACGTACAAAACGACGACTCGCTTGGCTGTGAACCTTTTGTTGCTTTGTG